ATTTCGCATAATGTATAGAGTGATCGAGGTTACTGCCCGAGCCGACTGAGGCTTCGGTGCGCTGGGGCAGGGTGAAGCCCACAGCCAGGAATAGCACCATTGCAGCAGCGGCCAAGCGTTTCGCCAGCGCTGCCCATGCTTTTCCCGCCTTCCCATCCGCACGCACTGCCTTTATGGCCACAAGCCACTGCACGGGGTCATCCCCAGCCATCTCGGCCAATTCCGCGATGTTGTCTTCGCTTGGGTAGCTGTCCCCGTGGCGCCATTGGCTGATCACCTGCCTGTTCGTGCCCAAATGCTGCGCTAACGCATTGTCTGAGCTTATGTTTTTCCGTGACCGCGCCTTGTCCAGGAGCGTCGCAACGATACTCATGTCATGTACTCGCTTGACAGATGCCCGGTAATCAGCTTACATCGCACCTGTCATGTATCCACGTGACACCCCGTCACGGCCTCCCCTGTGCCGTGGCGGGGTCATACAGGGTGCAGGGGAGGGGCTAGGGGATGCACACATACATGCTGACGATGGGGGCCGTCTTCTTCGCCCTCATCCTGGTAGCGATCGCCAAGCTCGGGGCGTGGTTAATCGACCGCCGCGAGCAGGGCGCGACCAAGGCGATTCGTGACGCCGTCTGCGTCATTCAGGCAAGCGCACATCTGCGCTCCCTTGAAATCGAAGCATCCAGGCGCGGCAACCTGCTCGCTGCCGCTGACTTCGCTGACCAGGCGGATCAAGCCGACCTCGATCATGCGATTGCACTCCTCGACCAGGAGTCGATGGGGGAGGGGTGGTCTTCATGATCTTCCTTATTCCGCTGGTGGTCGTCGCGATCCTGTTGTGGTTCCGCTACGTCAGCAAAGGTCGGTTCGAATGACCTGCACTTTCGGCTACCAACACCAGGGCCGTTGCTCACAACGCGTCCGCCGCGCCGACAACGCGATGCAGCTGTGCCATCAGGCCGGCGAAACCGTCCGCGCGCTTGAAAAGACACGGGCTCGCCGGTTCGAGCAGCTGGACCTTTTGTCGCCGGCCGCCGACGAAGAGCTGATTTCCTTCTGGTGGAGTGTCCATCGCGCTTGCGGCGTTGAGTATCGGCGCATGGCGCGCATTTTCTGGACACGATGCCCGCACGGGAACTCGCCTGGCGGGCAGGGCAATGAGCCATGAATACGCACTTCCCGAACAGCCCTTGCTACCAGTGCGGGGGCAGCCTGCAGAAGCTGGCGGCGATGGATGCACACCTGACGTGCTGCACCAGCTGCGGCGTTCTGACCTCGAAGCGGGTGGATACGCAGAGCTGCTGCAGCGCCTGGAATGGCAGCAGTTCTGGACGCTCACTTTCCGCGTTGAACACGGCAGTTCCACAGGCGGCGTACACCCCGAGAAAGCTGATAAAGCGTTCCGCTTCTTCGTCAGCTGCATCAACCGCGGGATCTACGGCCCAAAGTGGAACACGAAGTGGCACCGCGGCGTCCAGTGGGCGCGCGGCCAGGAATTCCACCGCGATGGCCGTCTCCATTTCCACGCCGTTGCAGCTGCTCCTACCGATGACCTCAACCGACTCATGTCCAGGTACGAGTGGCACGAGTGGTGGTTCAAGGAATTCGGTCGAAATCGCATTGAAGCGCCGCGCAGCCAGCTCGATATCACCGGCTACGTCTCCAAGTACGTCTCGAAGGGCGGGGTTGTTGACCTGTCACGAAACTTCGGCGCTTGGGAACCGCCGCCCATCGACTACACCCGCAGGCCGCAGCAAGCCGAGTTCGAGCAAACGACACGTCGGGGAAGCGTCCAACCCGTGATCCGGGGTGCAGGGGCCAGGCCCCTGCGGTAAACGCCTCACCCGCACCAGGAACATCGCCGCCCCGGTTTGTTGGGAAACCTCTCACCAGGTCGGCGCGGGAGCCAGCCAACACCCTGGCAAACGCTTTGATCGCAGCGACAGCACCACGCGATTCGGTAGGCCACCACCGTGACAGATGGCCCCGGACGGACTGATGCAAGCATCGCGTTTCGGTCATCGCTAAGCCTCTCCCGGCCCCCCGAATGGGGGGTAAGGGGGGACTTAGCTTGACCCCCCAGTACCGCCCTGAATCAGCCTTACTCAAAAACGACAGCCAATTACCAACGACAAGAGAGAACGACCATGAGCAATCCGACCGTCAAGATCACCACCCCCGTCGAATCCCGCACCGTCACGACCAGCAAGGGCATCCCGAAGGCGATTTTCTTCCAGCGCGCAACCCTGGAAACCGAGGAAATGCGTATCCAGGTTGAGGTTGAGGTGGATGGCCCGGATAAGGGCTACCCGGTGGGTGCAGCCAAAGAATGGGACCTGGTGCGCGACCTGGTGCCGGGCCGCTTCGGCATCGAGCTGGCACGCCGCATGACCCTCATCGACCCGCAGGGCGGCAAGCAGCAGCTCAAGCAGCAGGCCGCGTAATCCATGCCTGCACCGGTCTACATCCAGGCGTGTCTGGCGGAACACATCACCGCCGAAGGCGTCTGCACGGTGCCGGTGTGGATCGAAAAACCTCAGCCAGTACTTCCACCGCTCACGCTGGCTGAGGGTACGCAGGTCGCATTTGCAATCGCGGGCTGCTGGGCAATGGGCGTCGTTTTCAGACAGTTCGCCCGTGTGTCTCGTGAGCGGTTTTGACCAACCAATCGATCAAGGACCAAAAATGAACACCAAGAACGCTTTCCGCAAGCCCCTCAGCTTCCTCCGTTCGACCGCCGGCAAGGTTTCCACGGGCCTGACGGCCATGGTCGCCACCCCGTTCGCCATGGCCAGCGGTGGCCCGGCCGAGGCCATCACCGGCGAAATCACCAGCGGCAAGGCCTCCGTCAACAGCATCCTGGTCGTGCTGGCCGGCGTCCTGGGCCTGTTCCTGCTGTGGTCGATGATCAAGCGCGCCAAGTAAGCCGGCAGGCGCTATGCCTGTCGTGATTTTGGAAGTCGTGGCTCTCGCCGGTCAGGTGATCGGCGGGATCCTCTCGATCCTTGCAGTGGTGAGGGGGCTGTACATCCTGTGGGGAATGATCAAAAAGACCAAGTAGGGGCGGATGCGCCCCTACTTCATTTCAGGGGGTAGCTATGGGCTATTTCGTGATCGTCGCGGTGCTGGGGGCGCTATGGCTTGCCTTCGATACCTAACCGCACTTCTGCTCGTCATCATTGCCTCTGTCCTGGTTACGCCTGCAGCGCATGCACAGGACTACTCTGGTTGTACCGCTGTGGTTGCCGAGCTCCGCTCTTGCCAGGATCAGGGCAAGGCCGCCGCTGCCGCAATCTCCGTCGCAGCATCGATCGCCAGCAAGGGTTGTGGCGGCCTCGGTCCAAATCGCGTACGCCCCGAGGCCGCGTCGGTCCAGGCCGGCAATACCATTCGCGTACGGCTGCTGCACGTCGACAACGGCTCAGGCGTCTGCGCAGTCACCCGCAGCTATCCTTCCGGCTCGGAGTGCGCCGGTCGTGCCCAGGGCGATGCCGGCATGATCAACGGCACCTTGACCTCTTCAGGCGTTTGCGACCAGGGCTGTAAGGTCGTCCCGAACCTCGATAACCGTAGCGACTTTTCCATTCGCGAGAACGGCAACCCTAACGCCATTCCGATACGCTCCGGAACGTGGAAGCCAACCGGTGATATCTGCCAAGCGGACGTAGCGCCCAAGCCCGAGAACAAGGACGAGGCCTGCCATACGACCAGCTCGGGTCACACCGTTTGCAAGAGCAAGGATAAGACCTGCGTATCCACTGCCTCCGGCTTCCGCACGTGCGCTACCGATGCAAGCAATTCGAACGGCAAGACTGAGGCGAACGAAGCCCGAACTGAGGCCGCTTCAATCTCGGCACCGTCCACTGCTCCCAACGCCCCCACAAATCGCCCTGGCGAAAACTGGAAGCCCTCTGGCGGCGGCGGCTCCATCACCAACAACAACACCGGCACCACCAACAACTACAACACCTACAACAACACCGGCAGCCCCAACACCGGCAAGCCTGTTGGCGGTGACGGTAGCTCGGGTGGTGGCAGCGGCAACGGAAGTGGCGGCGGTAACGGCGGCAGTGGTAACGAAGGGGAGGGTGACGGAGACGGTAACTCTGCCTCCGGCGGCGGCGACTGCGATACGCCACCGGTAGTAAAGGGGGACGCCGCACTTGGCATGGTGGCAATGCAGACCTGGGCAACGCGGTGCGCGGTTGAGTCCAATAAGGGCAGCAGTGGCGGCACGGTTACGGGCAGCGTTGGCGACTGCAACAGCCCGTTTAGCGTCTCCGGTGACAGCGTCGAAGCCAATCAGCTTCGCGCTCTTCGCGTCTCCCTTTGCGTCGGCCCTGGTTGGGCAAAGGCGGGCGAGGGGCAGGGGTCTGGCGACAATCCGCACGACGGCGCTGAGGGTGTCGACGGACCCGGCAAGTCCACCTGGAAATTCGATACCGACGTTCTTGATAAGTCCGGTTTCGGCGGGGGCACTTGTCCGCAACTTGGAACTATCGAGCTTGGGCGTTTTGGCGCTATCTCGCTGGATAACACCACCTGGTGGTGTCCGCTCATCTCCGCACTTCGCGCGGTGATGTTGCTCCTTGGAGCGTTCATTTCTTTCCGCGTCCTCTTCGGTGAATGACCATGATTTGGGATTGGATTACCAGAGCCGTCAACCTCCTTTGGGTCGTCACCTTCGGTGGTGTTGGCCGCCTCGTTACCAAAGTACTTTCCACTGCCGGCATCACCCTGGTGTCGGTTAACACGTTGCTTCCGAGCCTGAAATCATTCCTTCAGGATTACGTGAGCGGCCTGCCCGATTGGGCGCACAACTTCATAGGCGCTGTTGGCTTCGATCAGTTCATCACCATGATCGTCTCGGCGCTGTCTGTGCGCTTCATGTTCAAGATTATTCCGATGCCGACAGCGGCTGCCGAACAGCTTGGAGTGACCAAGGAATGATCTACTGGTATACCGGCCAGCCGGGGCACGGTAAAACGCTGCACGCGATTGACCATGCTATCGACTTCCGCGACGAGGGCAGGTTGGTCTACGTTTGCAACGTTCGCGGGTTCAAGCACGACGACGCGCGGATGCTGCCACTTACCCCCGAGCAATTTCGCGACTGGATGAACGTTCTGCCAGACGGTTCGGTGTGCCTCGTTGATGAGGCATACGAGCATCAGATGCTTCCTAAGCGTCGTCCAGGCTCTCAGGTTCCGGACCATGTTGAGCAGTTAGCAAAGCACCGGCATCGCGGCCTGGACTTCATCTTCGTCAGCCAATCCCCTGATCGGCAGTGCGATGATTTCGTGCAAGACCTCATCGAGCGGCACGTGCATGTGCGTCGTCGCTTCGGCCTTCCTTTCGCTCACTTGCGCACGTTCGATCGTTACGAAAAGAACCCTGAAAAAGGGCATCCACTCATCCTCAAGCGCGTCAAGCTGCCGAAGCGGCCCATGGGTCTGTATGAGTCCACGGTCATGGACACCAGCGAGAAATCAATTCCGTGGTACTACCCGGCTGCCATTCTTCTCCTGGTCGCCGTCGTGTTCGGGGCCTGGCACACCGTTGGCCGTGTGCACGATCAGCTCAGCGGAACGTCCGAAACAGCGCCGTTGGTCGCAACAGCGCCGCAAGCGGCGGAGAACGGAGCGGCAGCGACGGTCGCAGCCGCGCCGCAAGCTGAACCGCCCATTCCCACGCGCGCCGGGGACTACATCGCCTGGATGCAGCCGAGAGTGCCTGGGCAGCCCTGGACGGCTCCCGCCTACGATGGCCTGGCGATTCCTACCAGTCAGCCGCCACGCCTTTACTGCATGCAGTCCGGCGAAG